TTCACAACGATCAAGCCTGTCGCGCCTGGACCACCAGGACCGGATATGGCGCCGCCTCCACCGCCGCCACCGTAATAGCCGCCATAGCCGCCATACCACGAAGATCCGAGAAACCCGCTGGCGCCACCACCGCCACCACCGCCAGACCCAAGATTGGCTTGACCAAAATCGGGACCATTGCCGCCAGTGCCGCCTTGGCCAGCATTGTTGGGATGGTTGTAACTGTCCCAGACGGCTCCGCCACCGCCACCGCCATCGACACCCGGGTTGCCGGCATGGCCGCCATCAAGATTAGAGCCACCGATCGCCGCACCGCCGCCGTAGCCGGCGTAATTGTTGCCGCCAGCGCCGGACACGTATGACGGCGCACTGTCGCCACCCCTGCCGCCACCGCCATTGCCGCCGCCACCTGGTGCCGCGTAACTAACGCTACTGCTGTTGCCGCCAAAACCGCCGCCGCCATTGGGGCCAGCAGCACCACCACCACCTGCGCCGCCGGCAGCCTGAAAGGCGCCACCATATCCGGTGCCGCCATTGCCGCCGTTGTACTTCACGTCACCAATGCCATTGGCGACATTGCCGCCGGCGCCCCCAGAATTGCCGCTGCCGCCGGCGCCAGGAGCAGCCTGACACAGCGTTGCGCCATCGCTCCTGATGAACAGCGTGTAGCCAGCGGGGCCATCAATGCGGATGGTGACGACAGATCTTGGTAAGAGGATGCAATTGATAACGCGGGAGTAGGCGCCGCCACCACCACCGCCGCCCGATTGCCCGCCTGCGCCTGCGCCTCCGCCGCCGATGCAGTGGATCTCGTTCTTGTCGTCAGTCCAGTTATCGGGGACTGTCCATGTTGTGCCACTGCCCCACGCTGCGACTTGTTGCGTTGCCGGCCGCGGCCGACCTCCAATCAGCATTGCCTGAATACCGGGGAGCATTAACTGAGTGCCGATGCCGTTGAACAGAGAATGTTGCTGGCATCCCAGACAATGTACGAAATAACATTCCAAGTGCCTGTTGTTGTTGGCTTGATGCCATTGGCAAACTTGTAGGCAGTCCCCCAAGTAGCAGTCGGACCGACAATCATGAAAACACCCTTCTGACCTACTTTCGTATTGACCGGATTTGCAACCGTAACTGACCCTCCACCAGATATTTGAAAATCAAGACCAAGCGAAAAATCTGGCGCTACTCCACTCACCAGAAGTACCGGCGCAGCCGCCCCCCACACCGTGCCGACATCGACAACGTGCGTTGGCGCAGAGTTGGCGCGAAATTCGGCAACGGTGGCGTGAACTGTTGCCGCGGCGGCAATGGCAGCGTTCACGAACTTGGTGTTGGCAATGCTTTGGTCATTATCACCAGCTGTCTGATCCGGCGCTTGCGGATCTCCGGTCAGTACTGGCGAATTGATTGGCGCCTTGGTGTCGATGCTGGTCTGCAGCACCGTTCCCATTGCGATGAGGCTGTTTGCTACGAACTCCGTATTAGCAATGCTCTTGTCATGATCACCCGATGCCGGTGTCGGCACCTGAGGATCTCCTGTAAGCACGGGGCTGTCGAGCGGCGCCTGCGCTGCGGCCGGTTTCGTCCACGGTCCCCACACACCGCCCTTCTTCTCGCGCACCCACAGGCTGCCGGGGACAACGGTGTCGTTCTGGTCGCGCGCCTCGACCACCAGGTTGTTATTGGCCGGCGGCACGGCCGGCGGATCGGAACTGTAGACCCACCCGACAAAAGCGTGTCCGGCTACTGGCGAGCTGGTGGCGGTGCTGGCCGCATAAAACGATCCTGGATACCAAAGCTGGCTATCGAAATTAGTGACGATCTGTGACGCCTTCTCACCACCCATTGTGTTGAGCGCGTCATCGACATTGGTGGCGCCGGTGCCGCCAGCGATGATTGGACGCGGGATATTAAGATCCTGCTCAACGTCGGCGATGAAAATGTTGTACTTGTTACTCTCGATCGACTGATCGGGAATACCCTGAGTGCCGGCCGGGATATGATAGACGTTTGAACCGTCGCGCGGCATTACTGACCCCCCTGCTGATTGATCAGCGCCTGCGTAATCGCGTTGCGCATGACAAAGTTTTGCGCTGGTGTTCCTGGGTAATAGAGCGGATCAGCATCGCTAGCGGCCTGCGCCTCGCGAAACATCGGCGAGCGTTGCCGTACCAGATTGCCAGCCTCTTCAGCGGCGCCGCGTCGCAACGAACCAGCGCCAGCGCGCATGCCGCTGGCAGTAGCACCAGGCAAAGCAAAACCGATAGCACCACCGACCGGGCCACCGACAGCATGACCAAGGTAGGCCATGCCTGTACTGATTGGAGTAAGACGCGACAAGGCGCCGACAATCCCACCACCGCCGGTGAGCGCGTTGGCGCCGCCCTCGAGCGCGCGCACCCCGCGAGATCCGGTTTTTGCGGCATCGAGCGCAGCAATCTCTTCTGGGACGAAACCACGCGGGCGCTGCGTCGTGCTCTCGACGGTGCTGCGCAGCTGATTGGTCAATGCGCGTTCTGGATCAGAGGCGTTGGCTGACTTGCGCAAGATAGTGTCGACAATGCTGCCGCGTTTGCCGGCGGCGTAATCGGCAACGCCTTTCTGCAAGGCATCGTTGCCGGTCTTGTCGAGATGATCGTAGAGCATCGAACGCGCCTGCATGGCGCCGCTTTCGCCTTTCTTGCTGCCGGCGCTCGTTGCTTGGCGAAACTCATCGATGTCCGCTGGCGTGATCAGTGGCCGGGTCTTGGTCTTGTCGAGCAAGACATCGATCGCCTCGTGCGTGACCGGCGCTGCTTTTTCGTACTGGCCGCTCGAGGCAAGCTTGGCCTTCATGTCGTTGGCGAGCTGCGCGATCGAGTCCGGCGAGTAGACCACCGGCGCATTGCGGTACTCGCCAAATCTGCTGGCGCCTTTGTCCAGGAGCTGCTGGCTCGTCGGCGCCGATAACACCTCGCGCGCAGGGTTCTCGGCAAAGTTAAGCGGGATCCTGGTCGCCGCGTTGACGCCCTCACCCACCGCGCTGCGCGCCAGGCTGGTGCCAGGCAACACGCCTACCGCGCTGAGAGCTGCTTTTCCGTAATCGCCCTCACCGGCGTAGTGCTGCACATCGGCGCCCGCCATCAACGGGCCGGCCGGTGTCAACCCCAAGACGTCGCGCGCACCGCGGCCAAACTTTCCGGCCGTGTACGGATCCGCGCCGGCGCCACGAAATAGGTCCGATGCCCACTGGCCGACCCGCTCGGATGGCGATGGCGTGTAAGGTTTCAGTTCGCCAAAGGGTTGGTTGAACTGTGGTGGCGGCTTATCGGGACCGGCGATCGGATCAGTATAGGCCTCCCATGGCGCCGCCTCGGCCGGCGCCGCGGTAGGCGGAGCTGAGGCGGTTAGCGGGTCTTGAAAATCTTCCCACGGCCTCTCTTCGCTCACTGGATCTTTCTCCAGCTCATGGGATCGCGCGGATTGCCGCCGATATATTGGTGGTTGCCTTTCCGCTCGCCGATGTCAGGCGCATACGATGAATTGTCTCCTTGTGCGCGCCACGCGGTAACCGGCGCGTTGACTTTGCGTTGCGCCGTCTCGAGATCACGGCGCAGCTGCGTCTCAAGATCATTCAACGCCGCATCGTAATCCTTAGGTTTTTGATTTGGATCAATTCGCGCCTGTGCAACCTGCGCCTTGTCGCCTTCGACGTTTGAAATCTGACCGCCGCCCTTAAGGGTGTTGTATGCAGTCAAGAATGTTTTGCCGACCATCTGATCGTTGATCTTGCCAAAGGCATAAGCGTCAGTGCCGGGGAATTTTGTCGTCACGCTGCTGGCCGGACCAAGGCCGTATTCCCGGCCAGGATGCGTCCGCGCCTGTTGGATCGCTTTAATCGCATCATCGAACTGTGGCGTCGCCTTCTGAACGGCCTCGACAGCGGCGACTTGCACGGGCGCTTGCAGCTCGGCCCATTTTTCCGGCGCAATGCCGGCCGGAACGGGCGGCACGTTGGGTGTGCCGCTGCGCTGCGGACTTTGCGGTGTGCCAAGCGCCGGATCGGTTTGCTGCGGCGGCGGCTGCCCTGGCTGCTGCTGACCAGGCTGACCGGTCGCAATGAGGCCTTGGCGCGTCTTCGCCAGTTCCGCCTTGGCCTTCTCCAAGTCGACACGCTTCTGTTGCGCCACAACGGGATCGTTGGCGCGCTCGGCCTGGTCTTTCTCGATCGTCAGTCGCTTGATCGTCTGGTCGAGTGCCCACTCAGGCTGCTGTGTTTTGAGTTCATATTCACGCTTCGCCTTGATGTTCTCGTTGTAGACCGAGAGCCGGTTGGCGTAGTCGGCGTCCTGCTCCTTCTGCCGCTGCTGCCGGAAGGTGTCTTCCTGTTGATACTTCTGCTGTGCGTACGCCCGATCGTCGGGACTGAGCATCGGGTCAGTCGCCTTCTGCATCCAGTAGTCCATGCTCTTCGACGGACCCAAGTCGGGCGCCCGCGTCGGCGGCCTGCCAGGATCGGGAAACGGCGGCGCACCCGCCTGTGGCGGGATTAGATCCTGCGATGGACGCTGCGCGTATGTCGGTGGCGGGGGCTGCTGCGGAGTTTGCGGACCAGCTTGCGCCAGGACGTCACCGGGCCCGCCGACCGGTGCCGGCTGAATGTCGGTCATGGTCGGTTGCGGCCCCTGCGCAGCGATCGGTGCCACGGCACCGGCGCCGGTGGGATCTGCCAACGGCACATCAGGCGATTGCTGCGCTGCAATAGCGGCCGCGATCGCATCGCGCGGGTCGCCACCCTGCGGCGAGCCTGGCGGCGAACCTGGCGGCGTACCTGCCGCGGGGGTAGGCGCGCCCGTCAGTGCGCCCATTGGCTGCAGGGTGGGGAGAGATACATCTCCCTGCACACCGGCCCTCCCAAGGGCCGCTGTGGGCCGCTGCGGCAGGGTTGTGCGGTTGGTCATTCCGACGACATCAGGCAGATAATCGTCGCTGGTAGCCTGCTCCTGCGGTTTTTGCTGCGACTGCGAAAGCAGGGCCTGGGTCACCAGGTCGCGCGCGTCTTCTGGCGGTGCGCCGCCCTCGCGGCCGCTTGGTCCGGCCCGACCACCGACCGTGGCACTGCCGGTGTCGCCACCCTGGGCGATCTGCTTGTTCGCGTAGGCCGGATCATTGTTCTCGCGCGCGTACTGCTCGGTGCGCTGCGCCATGTATTGCGGCGCCGGCTTGAGATAGCCCTGCAGGAAAGAGATCGCCGCACCGCTAGGCGAGGTGTCGGGCCGGTTCATCTCCGCATTGGCGCGCGCGTACTGTGGATCCTGCAGCCGCTCGGCCAGGAACTTGCTCTGCAGGTTGGGATCCCGCCAATCACTCCCGGGCGCGTTCTTGTCGATCCAGTTGACGTAGTTGTTCCACTCGTCACCGCCCTCTTGGTAGAGGCCGTGCGCATAGCGCGCCTCGCCGGAAAATCCCGGCTGGTCGGGGTGGCGCAGGTTCGGATCAAAGCTGCTCTCATCGCGCACGTTGCGCTCGATGCCGCTGATCGCCGCCGGCGACTGTCCGCCGCGCGACAATGCCGCCTCCATCGTGGCGCGGACACCGCTCGTCGTGCGCGGATCTCCGCGCGGTAATGCCACATCCGGCGCCGGCACGGGGCCAGCCTGTTTCACATTCGCCTGCATCGAGGCGAGCTGCGGCAACGCCATGGTGTCAGCATTGACTGCGTTGTTGCCGCCGGTCAGTGGCGCCGGCGCGTTGGGATCCTGCGACACCGGCTGCACGAGCGCCGCGATGCGATCGCGCACTGACGCTGGCGGCGTGTCCTGCACTGGTGGCGGTGTTGCCGCGGCAAACCGGTCACTGAAAGACGGCTGCTCGCTGGTTGCAGCGACAGTTGTTGGCCAAGGCGCCACCGGCGCTGTATCGGAGAAGCCTGCGACTGACGTCGTCGGCGCCTCGTCCGTATCCATCGTGCTAGCCGCCACCACCGGTGCCAGCGTGTCACCCTCGCCGGCGTCACTGGTTTTTGCGGGCGGCGGTGATGCTGGCGGTGGTGTTGCCGGTGGCGCCTGCTCCGACGGCGTGTAGGTTGTTGCCGGCGCCCCAGCACCGCTGCGTAACGCGCCGCTGCGCCTTAAAGCCTCGGCCTCGCGGCGTTGCAATCCCAAGTCCGACAACGCTTCGCCGATACTCTGCCCCAAGTAAGTCAGGCCTTCGCCTTTGTTCTTGGGAAAGCCGCCTTGCCGAGACGCCAGCGCCTGCGCGATTGCGCGCCGCTGCTTGAGCTGCTCGTAGCTCAGTCCAGTACTGCCGCCGAATATGAAACTGCCAGCGTCCTCGAGTGCCATGTCACGCCGCCATTCCTAAAACGGAACCCAACTTGCCGCCGTCGATGTACTTACGGCCTTTGTGTTCGATCACCGCGCTCGGATCGATCTTCTCGACGTCCTGCGCCATCGGGCCGACGTGCATGACCGATGCCGGATCTCCCTTGTAGCTGTACTTGTAGATCGGCAGCTCATTGTCGTTGCTGTGCGGCGTCAGCACACTGCCAAGCTTGGTGATGTTCTCTTTCTCGCGCACGTCCGACAGCAGCCCGATGCCGCCTTTGAGAATGCCGCCCATGAGGCCGTACATGCCGGCCTGCTGCTGCTGGTAGTTCTGGTTCTGCTGCTGGTAGATCGACATATCCTGCGAGAAGCGATTGTTGATGAGGCCCGCAACATCCGTTGTTGGAATTTGATTATTCGGCGTGTTGACGAAGTTCGGGTTGTTGATCTGCGAGCCCGACAGCAGCGAGCTGATCTCGTTGATCGGCTGGTTGCGCTGCGCGTACTGCTCGTTCATGTACTGGTTGCGCGCCATATTCTCGGCGTTGAAGCCGGTCTGCGCTTGCGCCACCTGCTGGGCGAGGCCAGCGTTGGCGTAGTCAGCGCGCGCACCGGCCTGCTGGAAGCTGGCCGCCTGCGCCTGATTGGCAAACGTGCCGCGCCCCTGCTGTTGTTCGTACTGCTGTTGCTGCGCGGCGTTCTCGAACCCGGCGCGCTGCGCCGCCATGTCCATCATGCGCTGCTGTTCTTGTCCCGCCTGACTGATCGCACCAAAGCGCGCGTCATTGGCCTGACGGGAATAGTTCATCATCGCGTCGGAGTAAGCCTGACTGCCGTAGCGAATGCCTTGGTCGGCAAGCTGCTGCTCGATGCCCTGCTTCTCGATGGCGAGCTGCGGGTTCATGCGCGCCATCAGCGCGTCCTGCACGTTCTGCCGATCGGCGGAGAAGTCGCCGGCACCGTAGCTCTTGGTGATGTCGCCGGCGTCGCCAAACGTCGACTGTTGCTGGCCAACATCGCCGAATGTTGTAGCCGCCTGCGGGATGCCAGTAATGCCGCTGGGATCCCCCGCCGCCGGCGCGTTGCCAAGGTCGATCTCGCTACCCAGCAACTTGCTCAAGCGATCGCTTTGCGTGTTGGCCAAGCCGGCCAAGTTAAACTTAGCAGCGTTGGTCTGATCTTGGATCGCCTGCTGTTGCGGTGACAGCGACGTCGTCGCTGTGAACTGCGGGATGGAGATGTTGGTGCCGGTATAGGGATCGGTCCAGTTGTAGGTGTTAGTTTGGTCGTAACGCAGCGAGCCGTCAGGCGTGTTCTGGTTAGTGTTGTTGAGGAATGCATTAGTGATCGCCGTCGCGACGTTGGTCGACGTCGAGGCGCGCGCCGTGTCGACGGGATTAGGCGCAGCAGGTGCTGACGGTGCGGAGCCCTTACCCATGTCAGTAGTTTCCTGGGTTTAATCCTGGCGGCAGAAGGTTGGCATTCGGCGGTTGGACGAGCGGACCTTGCCCCAGCGCCTGCGGCACGTTTGGTTGCGGTCCCTGCGGCATACCTGACGCCGGCGTCGGCGGCATCATCTGCGGTGGCGTCTGCGGCAGTGGAGACGGCGCAACGCCGGCCTGCTGCATCAACCCCCCCGGTGCCTGACCACCAGGAGGCGGCATGGCGCCAGCGGCGGCGAGCGGATCCTGCGGGTTAGGCATTGTCGAGCCCAGGTTATTGGGCGGTGGCATTGCCGGCCGCATGCCGCCATAGCCAGATCTTTGCTGCGGCATGCCAGTGTTTGGCGGCGGGTTGGCGACGCGCATCAGCGCCTGGGTGATAGCGTTGCGCTGCTGGTCGGCGCCACCACTGCCTCCTCCACCGTATGGTGTGGGTGCTGCGGCATAGTTGATTGGCATCACGCGGCCTCCTCTATTGGGGCATCATCCAAGTGATGCTTGAACCGTTTGTTAAAGCGATTGCCGATCCACGCTTCGTAAGTGAGACAGCACAGAACGCCATCTTTGCCGCGGCCAAACATGCGTGGGATCTTAATGAAATGATAATCGTAAGCGGCAAGCTGGCGCAGCAGCCGCTCGTTCTCGACCGGCGTTCGCTGCACCAGCATCTGCACACCGACCTGCACGAACGGGTAGCGGTACATGCGCTCGATGGTGCTGCGCGTAAGCCAATGCGGATCGATCGATGCGCCGTGCATCTCGATGATGCCGAAATCCTGATCGTAGTTGGTGTAGACGAGGCCGGCGATCAGCACACCATCCTCGCGCAAGACGCCAATGGTGCGCGCGTCATCGCCAAACTGGCGTACATGCGGGATCAACTGCGCAACGAACTGCGCGACAACTCTGTCTTCGCCGAATAAATAGCGATACATCATCACGCGCCTACGTTGTTGTAGTCCTGATAATTCTTGTAGATCGGGAACCTGCTTTTCAGCGGTGCCGTCTGCATCATCGGCGGCAGATTATTGACGTTGCCCAGACTTTTTTGCTGATTGTATTGGGACAAAGCCGACTGATACGCCTGAATGTCGAATGGCTGGCCGTTCTCGTCCAGGAACATGCTGTTGTCTGCCGCAGCCGGCGTTGCCGCCGCCGTTTGCGCCGCGGTGTTAGCCGTAAGCCGCTGCGCGATCGCATCACGTCGCGCGTTGAAGTCGTACTTGCCGCCCTGCGCCAGGACACGCAGCGCCTCAGGATCAACAATGCCGCGCTGATCGCCGTACACCTGCGTCAACGGGATCGGTCCACCATAAACGCCATTGCCGGCGCTCATCGCCGACGGACCCTGGAACGGCAACGGCATGCGTGTTTGATCGATGTTGCCGTAGGTCACCGGATGGTTTTCCGCCTGCCATGTGGAAACGGCGTTCTCTGACGCCGGCAGGCCGTGAATGTAGGCCGGCGCAAACAAGCCACCCATCGCGCCCTGTGGATTGTAATCCTTGTACAACCCCGCCAGGACAGAGGCGTTGTCGGTCGGAGCTGGCGCGTCTGCTGGTGTATCGACCATAGTCTCGTCCCTAGACGTTGACGCCTAATCGCTCGAATGTCGCGGCGACCGAGATCAGCTCCACATTCGGCCGCGCCGCCTGCGCCACCGTCACCTGCACCACCGGCGCATGCGAAAACCCGGTTTCGCCGACTGATACCCAACCGGTGTTCTTCACCACAGGCAGCGCCAGTGACGGCTGGTCCCACAACGCCGTATCCCACAAGCCCTGATCCCAAACATCCGCCACGCCAGGATCCGGCCCCGCCGGTGGCGGTTGTGGGACGCGGATATCGTAGTCGGTGCAGGCGGTGATCTGCGGCTGGAACGGTTCGGCACTACCGGCTGTGAACGAGGCGCGCGCCTGGTGCCAGACGCACTGCGCTGCGGCCGATTGAAACATCTCCCAGCCACCAACCAAGGTGGCAATGTACGGCTTGCCGTCATCGTAGCCGGTACGGTCGGCCTGCATGATGATGCCGTCTTGCGTTCCAAAAAACAGGTTGCCGCGCGTATACATCCAGCAGGTGGCGTCGTAACCGACAAAGCGACACCAGGCGCCGCTTGAGGAATTAGCGACCAGGCAATGGCGGTCACCCGGCGCGCCGCCAGGGACAGCAACAAAGACGCCGCCGTACTCGTCCCACTTTTTTAACGTCCACGGCGCGGCAATCTTGGCGGCCACCTCTTGCCGCCACAACGGCTTGATCGTGCGGGTAACGGCGGCCAGCTCGAGCTGCTCTGCCGTCTTGGTGATCGCCTGTGAAATCGGAATGATGCCGTCGACCGTGGCGATGAGCAGGTCACCACCGATCGGCAGATGCGCGTTCTTGCCCATGGGCGGGCTCACCGCGTAACGGCCCTCCTGACGCCAGTTGGTTGCCGTCGACGGGTCGCTACCAGAAAAGATAATCAACTCACCCTGGTCGGTGCAGAAGACGCACTTGTCATCGATGCCGTCGCCGGCGTCGATCGACCAGGCCGCACCAAACAACAGGTTACCGCCTTTAGTCGTCGCCCCAGACAGCGGGATCATCTGCAATGCGCCCTGCACGGCATTGAGCGGCAGGTACCAGGCGTTCATGCTGCCGCCTTCAATGAAGAACCACCTGTTTCGGTACTTCCAGACGCAGGTAAGGTTCCTGCCGGCAACAACGGTAGATCCTACCGGACCAGTAATCTGGCCGGCATTGAAAACTGTCCAAGTCGTGCCGTTGTACTGCAGCGGCGCATCGCCGGCGTCGTTGACGGCAATGAGATAATCGCCGCCCTGGTTGGCAAGTTGCGAAGCGGAATAGTTGCCGGATCCCTGACTGTCTTTAATCAGCGTCGGCGTTCCGCCAAAGGTGACGTCATAAAGTTTTGTGGCATTAGCGGCAAACATCTTCTGCACGTCGGCACTGAGATACTCGAAACCAGAAATGATCGGATCTTCTTCGGGCAGCACAGCCCACCTCTCGCAGCCGCCGCGCAACTTGACGCCACGCAATGTCGGCACCCAGTTGTCGCAAATGATGGCGGCACCCGGCTGCATGAACGTAAAATTTTCGTTCTGGATAATGCCGCGCGTCGGCGCCGCGATCGTCGTTGTCTGCAGCTGCTGCGCCATCTGCGGCGGCACTGCCTGGCGCTTGAAGGCCTGGACAATGCTCATGACGACGGCACCGGGAAGGGATAGGCGGTACTGGCGACAACGCTGGCAGAGATCGGCTCACGACCGACCAGGATCGGCGAAGGGCTGTCGTTGCCCATGGCGAGCAGCATAGCGTCGCCGTAGGTGCCAAGATCCTCAGAATAGGGCGAGCCTTTCTGCGCCTTCCACTGCCAAATCATGCCCAGCTTGAGCAACCGGTCGCCCAACAGAAAGCTGTCGTTATCAGTCAGGAAGGTTTCACCAAGGCCGCCGCTCGCCAGAGCGATGGGGTTCTTACTGAGGTAGGCAAACGTCGCCGTGACGCCAACCGGCATCGGCGGGTGGATATGCATCTGGCCACCGTAGATAATCCACTCGCCGCGGCTATCGTAGTAGCCACGCGCGCGGCGCTGCATCCATTCATCCAAATCGGGAAAGAAGCGCATCGGTGACATCGGCGTGTTTGATCGCCAGACGTTCGCCGTAAGCAACATGCGTTTGAAGTTGGCCGGCAGATTAAAGGCTGTCGTGCCTGGATTAGTTAACGTGGCATCACCAGGAAACGATACACTCTGTTTGAGCTGTTGCCACTCGCGCGTATCGTAAGCGATGCGCTGCGCAATCTCGTTAGCGAGCGCCAGCATCTCCGCCATGGTGCGGTTGCCAGCGATGCTTGCGAATACCGACGTCGGGATGGTGACCCCAACAGGCGTGCAAACATCCCTGACAACCGTCAACAACGACATTCGTCATGCGACTTTCTGCTGGGCCTCTGTTGCCATTCGCACTAGCGTCTTGCGGTTCAGCGAGCCATGCGGTTTGTGACCAGTGTTGGTCGTAACGAAATCACGCAACTGGTCGAGGGTCATGCCGGCAAACTGATTATCACCATCGACTTTTTCACCGGCGTTGCGGTCTTGATGCCGCTTGAGGTCTTCTTCGATGATGGCGTTGCGCGCTTTGAGCGCCTCCAGCTCTGCCGCCATGGCCAGGTTTGGCGCGTTGCTCTTGCTCTCGGCGATATACTCTTGCGCTTTGTTTTTCAGATCTCGTCCGCCGTGTCCGAGATTTTTGAGCTCTTGGCCGTCAACATGTGCCAGCGCCTCCAGAGTGTAGATGTTGAGGGCGCGTAACTCGGCCCGACGAGCCTCTGTAAGAAAGGGCACATGCGCCAGCGGCGTCCCCGATTTGGTTTGCGCTGTCTGCGCCTTGAACTGTTGATACTGCCGGCGAAACCGCTCGGCATACGTCACTGCCGTCTGCTCGCCCGTCTCAAAGTTTTCTGACCAGTGCGAGAACGCAGTCGCTGGAAACACCGACATATTGCGTGAGCCAGGAAAGCGGATCTCGACAACCTCGATATCCTCGTAGATCGGTCGGCCCTCCTTCAGGGAGGCGGCCTCGTTCTTTTTGGCAAAGTTCTTAAACAGAGCAACGACGGCGGCATCAGGATCTCTTGCGGGCATTCTGCATTCTCCCTTGTGAAGAGGTCGCCGCCGGCTGAGGGCAAGGGACACCCTTGAAGACGACGACCTCCGTTTACCCAGCCTTACGCGGCCGGATTACTGTCATAGAGCCGCCAGTTAAACATCGGATTGACCTGGGTGAGTTCACCCATCCAGCCGATGAACTGCGCGATCGCGTCCTTATCGATCGGCATCTGACCGTCGCCATCGAACAAGTTGTCGAAGTTTCTGTTCGGGTGATACCGCATGCGGAAACTGTCGGTATTCAATCCGAATGTGGTGTTGGCCGGCATGTTGGAGCCGATGCCGCCGTCGAGCACGATCTCGGCGCGCTTACCGCCACCGATGTATTCGATCGCACTGAAACCAAGTTGGCCCAGGCTGGTCGAATTGGTCTGCCGCTGGATGGCAACAGTCGCCGCATCGTAAGCCGCGTAATGCTCGGGCGACATCACCAGCAGGTCGGCGTAATCCTTGCCGCGTGACTGTTTGGTCATGACGTAGTTGAGCATTGGGCGGATGGTCGTCGCACTGACCTGTGTCGAGCCGGCCAGGAACGAGTTGGCGTCGTAAGTTTTGGTCTGCCAAATGACGGCAGTGGCGCGATCAATGCCGCCATAGACACCGCTGTTAGTGACGATCGGCACGGCGGTGGCGAGGCCAGTGATCTGCTTGCCGCCGTTGGCGGTGCCGTCACTGTAAATTGCCGCGTCCATTGTATCCTCGAGGGCGCGTTCGGCAGCCGCGATGTAGCTGTCGTAAACGTCCATGAGCTGGGCGCTGCCTTCGTTGTTCAAGATCTCCTGCATCGACAGGATGACCGGAACGACAACCATTTTGGGATCGAAGTAGGCATCGTTGAACAGATCGAGTGCCGGATTAAGCAACTGATCGTAACCACTGTACCACTGCGCGACCTGCTTGGAGATCTGCAGCGTCTGGCGAATGCGCGGGCCACTGTAAGTGTGCCAGAGGCCCTTGCGCTTCATCACCGCAAGCATTGCGTTGTTATTGGAGACG